TGAGATATTACAAATACGTTTGTACTATTATCAAGTGTATGTAATATCTTCATCAAGTTTTCTACTCCATCATGATCAAGAGATGAATCAAAAGTTTCATCAAGTAGAAGAAGATTAGTAGCAACAGAATTCTTCATCTTTGCTATTTGTCTCCAAGTAAATAATAACGCTAAGTCAATTCTTTGTTTCTCACCTTCAGAAAAAGAATCGTATGAGAAAGCATCTCTGTGTCTTGATCTTATTGTTTCATTAAAGTTTTCATCTAAATTGAAATGTACAAAGAAATCTAAGACTTGTAGATATTGATTTACTAACTTATTAATAACTGGAACGTATTGTTTAATTACTTTTGTTTTGATTCCAGTATCTTTTAGTAGTTCACCCATGACACCATTGTAAGATATTTCTTCATTTAGAGTAAGTTTATCTTCTAGAAGAGTATCACGATCATTCATCATATTCTGTAACTCTTCGTTTGCTTTTCCAAGATCACCTTCTCTTGATGTGAGTTTTTCGATTTCGCCATGAGTCTTATTAACTTGATTCTGTAAACTTTCTATAGTCTTATTGTTACCATTTATTTCTGACTGACGACTACGTATCTCTTCTGCTTTTGCATTCCACTCCTCTATTAAATCTAAAACTTCTTGAGATTCATTTAGCATATTATCATATTGTGTTTTTATAGAAGTTGCTTCTGTCTTACACTCATGAATCTTTTGCTTTTTAAACTCAGGTTCAATAGGTTGAGAACACGTTGGACAATTATCGTTATCTTCATAAAACTTGGAATCTTTAACAATTGATTTGATTTGTGATTCCATTGTAGATTTATTATGAAGAATAGAAGTTTTCTTATCATTATATTCTTTTAGTTTGCTGGTTATAATAGCAGAATTTTCTTCTAAGAATAAACTATGTTCTCCATTTTTAGTATTTAAAAGTTGTATCTCATCGTGAAGTTCATCTATCTTTCTATTTCTGTCTTTTATCTCATCTTCATTTATTTGAGTAATGTCTCTAATATATTTTCTTTGAGAGTCAAGACTATTTTTTATAAGATCTAATTGATGAGCATTTTCTTTTAATTTGTTTTTAACTTCAAGATTCTTTTCTTTAAGAATAGTATTCATTTTAGAGAATATATTAATATCCAGAAGATCCTCGATAACATCTCTCCTATGATGTGCTGGGAGTTGCATGAAAGGAATGAAGGAAGAAGATCCCAACACCACAATTTGATGAAAGCTTTTGTGATTAAGCTTTATGATGTTTTGTTCGAGAATCTTCTGGTACTCTCTGGAATGTGATGACTGATTAATCATATCACCGTTCTTCCAAATCTCAAATGTGTTAGGTTTAATTCCACGTAGAACTCTAAACTTAGATTTCCCTATAGTGAACTTTACTTCAACCTCACAATTTTTATTATTAATACTGTTTATAAGTTGTGGTTTAGATATATTTCGATGTGCTCTTCCAAAAAGAGCAAAGGATATGGCATCTAACATCGTAGATTTACCAGCTCCGTTTTGTCCTATGACAAGAGTTGATTTTGATTTAATTAGATTTATTTCTGTCCAGTTGTTTCCAGTAGATAGAAAGTTTTTCCAACGTATGGCTTCAAATATTATCATGCTATTTCCATTGCCTGTGCTTCACTTAATAATTGTCTCATAGATACCTTTATCTTATCTTTATCTAGTTCTGTATCAACAGCATCAACATAACTATCAAGAAGGGTACCGGTATCTTCAAGAGATATTGATTCATCTTCTACATTTTCACCAAGATATTCTTCAAAGTTTTCTGCTATCTTTAAATCATGTATTGGCCTATTTTGTATTTTATCAACAAATGAGTCAAATGTAAACAAATCTTTTCTATTTATTACAACTATTTTAACAAATTTATTATCAACGAAATTAACATCTTTTTGTGTGTAGTCTTCTTTAGAATCATCATATAGAATTTTTTCAAACATTGTATATGGATTTTGAATCATCTTAACTTCACGAGTCTCAGTATCCATGACATGAAAATATTTCGGATCATTTACATCTGACCAAAAGAATTCCATCTGACTTCCAAGATACCAAATGTTGTCTCGTTTAGATGAAACGTGATAATGACCAGACATTACTAACTCAAACTTTTGAAACAATTTATGATCCATTCCATGCATTTGAGTAACACCTCTCATTACTTCAAATCCGCTGAGTTCTAAATGACCACCTAACCAGTCTGCTTTACAATCTTTTATAAAGTTTATAGACCTATCATAGTTTTCTCCATTTATCCAAGGGAGTAAAGCCATTTTAAGTGAACCGTATTCCATAACCTTAGGTTCCATTATGATATGAATCTCATTCATAAAGTGTCCTAATAATTCTTTTAGTGAATTCAGTTCATTTGTATTTTTATAATATGTATCATGATTGCCAGGAATAACATCCATGATCATACCATATTCTCTGATCTTATTTAAGAAATGTTTTCTATAGTGATTTAATGCTCTAAAGTTTATAAACTTACGATGATCATATACATCACCTAAGTGTACTATCTGCTTTATATCATGCTCTAAACAATAAGGAAAAAATACCTTATCATAAAAATCAGCAGAGTTATTTAAAAAAACATCAGAACTGTTTCTGATACCACAATGGGTATCATTTAAAATTGCAACTTTCATTCTTCCTTCCTATTTTTTACTTCATAAATTCACTTAGATCTGAATCTACGTTTACTGCTCTTTTCTTTCTAGTTTTTTGTTTTTGTGCAAAAGCTTTTAAATCAGCATCATGCGTCTTAACTTTATCGATTCTATCTTTTAAAGTATCTACAAAGTGTGTAACGACTTGAGTTGATATATCGCCTTGTTCTGCAGCAAGAAAAGCTTCAACACCAGATTGAGAAAGATATTTTTCTTTAATATCTTGTTGTTTCTTTTCTTTAGTAATTCTTCTTAAGAATGCATACCAAATAATCTGTGTGAAATAAGCAAAAGCATTTGGTTTTCCTGTTCGAGTAGATGCATTTATATCATAATTTTCTACTGCCTTAAGACAATTTTCTACTGCATCCATCACCATTTCTTCTCTATAAGTGTATCTTATAAAGTTAGATTTATGTGAAAGATTCTCAGCAATTCTTAAGAAACAAGTAGCGACATAATCTGTAACTACAGGGATTGGTTTATTTGCATCTTTTGCTTCTTTTACTGTTCCTACATAATCAACCACGGCTGCAGAGAACTCTTGATTGTTTACGTAATGAACATTTTTGCTACGTTTTGCCATACTATTTTACCTTTCAATAATAATATTATAATCTATTTTCACGTAAAAGTAAACTAAAAAAATTGTTAAAATGTGAAAAAAACTGTGTACAAACCATGAAAAATATGGTATAATTAATAGAGGTTTTCTGGAGGGGGAAGGATATATATTAATGCATTTTATCTTTATCTGTGGAAAACGGTACGTATATAACATTAGATGATGCAGAATCCATCTCTTCTCCAGGAATGTTACTAAAATCTACTTTTTCTTTTACATTATCAAAGACTTTTTTAATCGCTTCTTCTTCTGTGCTGTAAGGTGTGTCCCCTTCATCTTTTAACTTGTCGATTTTTTTAATCGCGCGCACGTATTGTTTTAGTATTTCTTTGTGTGGATTTGCCATCGCTATAACGTGATCCCAGTTTAAAGCTATATAATTGTCTGTAAATTCTGTATATGTCATGTAAGGTTTAAACGTATATATTGATTTTTCATAAGATAAGTCTATCTTTACTATTTTAAGAGGCACTCTAACTATAATCTCTTGTTCATATTCTTCAATCAGTTCGCATATGATTTCTGAACCGTCACTCAGCCTTGCTTGTTTAATCATTTTTTCGTTCATAACTTTACCTTAACTACTTTATAATTGAACTTTTCTTTTCTATATATTTTTAATCTTTCTTCTGCGTGGGAGAGCGCGTAATTTTTTCTTGATTTATGCTGGAGATTATCCGCAATGTCGTAGAGTTTGGTGGTTCTTCCATCTTCTGTCTTACGGAGTCCTCTTCCAATCGATTGTAAAACTCGAATCTGGCTTTTAGACGGCGATGCAAAGATGATGTTGTGG